ACAATGCCTGAACCAAAAATCTTATTGTATTCATTTTTAAGGTCATCGGCTGGATCTGCTAAAGTAACTACAAAACTTGCATCAATGGTAAACTCTTTGTTTGCTGCATAGGGCATCCATTTGGTAATGCCTACGCTGGCGCCGGAATTGTTCTGATTGGGACGTACATAGACCATGCAGGGATTTTCTAGTACTACATCGGAATTTTCGTTGATGGTGACATTGCCTAATAAATCTTCACCTGTGCTCAATCTTACTAATTTAATATTCATAATAACTCCAAAAAGATGGGGGCCAAAGCCCCCGGTATAATTTAAAAACTACGCGTGTAGTTCACTTCAAAGCCATTGCTTTCGGTATCGCCGTATTTGCGATAAGCTTTAGCACCAATGCTGTCTACATCAGATACTTTGTAACTAGAACCCAAATAAATGGTATTTGTCTGATAGTCTTTGCCATTAGCAAAAGCATCGCGATAGCGATCGCTGACAAATAGATTTAGGTCTTTAGTAACTGTATAGCTAACACCTGGCTCTAAAGTGTAATAACCAAAGTTTGCACCATTGGCAATCTTTTCACCAATACCAGCACGTCCCCAGACTGTGATGTCTGTCATGCCAATTTTGTAGTCATAACGAATGCGTGGCTCGATGTTGCCACTGACTGCCTGATCATCTTTTTTACTCTGCAGTTGTGTTTTAAGATCAAGAGTGATGCCATTATTTAATTTAGCTCCAGGGATAATGTTAAGACTGCGAACATCATTTGTAGAACCATGAATATTTTCATACTCACCTTCTAGTGTGATGAATCCACCTGCCTGAGCTGTGCAACTGAGTGCTAAAAGTCCTGCTAAACTTAGTTTTTTCATTATTTTTGTTCCTTGAGTTTTTCTTTTTCTACCAAAAGTTCTCGCACTCGATCTATGCCTGTGCTGGGCACTGATCCTATGCTGATCTTCTTGGGTTTCTTATGTTCTGGGACTATGCGTTCCAGAGCAATGGTTAAAAGTCCATTACGAAGTTCGGCTCCACTCACTTCTACTTCGTCGTTCAAAGCAAAAGTTCTGGTGAAGTCTCTATTAGCTATGCCCTGATGGATGATTTCCTGTGCATCTGGAGCTGCTAAAATATTACCTTTGACGGTTAATTTGTTTTCGGCATATTCAATTTCGATATCTTTTTCTTCAAATCCTGCAACAGCCAGCTGAATAGCATAGCTGAGTTCGCCGGTTTTAGTAATATTGTACGGGGGATATCCTGTTGAATTGCGTGTTACTGCATTGGCTAATTCGTTCAGATGATTGATGTGGTCATCAAATCCAACGAAAAATTTTTCAAAGTCCTTAAAGCCAGGACCAAAGGCTAAATGTGACAAAGCTGTCATGGTGTTTCTCCTTGATTAAGCGAGTTAATAAATTGGCTACCCTTTCGGCGTAACCAGGCAGTTTTAGACTTGCCCAGGTCTTAGTATATATCTTATTCGGGTGTTACTGTTTCTGCGTCAGCCACGGCTTTCAAGAGATCTTCCTGAAGCTTCTCTCGTTGAGCGTCATTGCGCTGATCTTCTGGAACCTGAGGCAGGCTTTGCTCACGAACCTTTTCGATAAGCGGAGCCACGGTTTCATAGGGTAATTTTGCCAAAGCCAGCAGTATGGCATTCACTTCATTGATGCTTAAGTCTAATTTAATCATGGTTTATTTCCTTGTAGTTACGTTTTTTCCCAATGTTATACTTGGTCTGTAAATTCCAAGCACTTTTTTCGTCAAAGTTTAAAATCTTAATCTGGCTCAGAGGAGCCTGATCAGTATATTTATCCGCATCTATGACAACTAGTAGTCCCCAATCAGCTAATAGTTTAGCAATTGAGTTTCGTCTCTGTATGTCATTTTTGCTTAAATCAGTACTCTTACCATCCAGAGCAAATAGTTCTTTGAAGTGAACTATGAAATAATGTCCCTGCTTGTGCAGGATATGACAGCTCTGATATAATGTGTTATCACGACGCGATGCTACACCGATGCGAGTCAGTGTTTCGCGAACCTTTAGAAAGTCGTCAGGTTGAGCCAGCTTGACTTCTAAAGGATAGTATTCGAATGGCAGGTCCAGATTAAAAAAATCTTGGATCATCATGTTCCACCTTTGTTCAATCTCTTCTTAATGTACATGAGCTGTTCGGGAGTTAGCAGGGGTAATACCTGGCGTGCCTTATTAATGCTATAACCATAGTATTCTTGAACTACATCTAACACTTCAACAGTCTCGGCTTTTAACCACTTGTTGTATCTTTTGCGTGGTCTAATAGTATTTATAAGAAAGTCGAATTGGAGTTGGTAGTCCAGATGACTGCGAGCATTCATTTCATTGGCGTAGATCACAGTATCAGGCCCATAGCTGAGCCCTTTGTTCACTATGAAAGCTTCTCGCTTACACTGAGCCTCGTTGTCAGCATTGACCAGATCTACTTCATGGGTATTGATGGCATTGATGATATCCCAGGGACTGACTCGGGGTTTCTTATAGGCTTCAACACTGACCTCAACCGGAGCTTCTACTCCTAGTAGTTTACCAAGACTCATGACCAAAGTTTCCGGCTACACTGATGCGATGTTCTTTACTGCTAAAGAATGGATACACAGTATGTAATAATTTACTAGGGAAAATGATCATCTTGTTCTCATAGGTCTTGTCTATGTGCATGTTCCAGGTTACCTGATTACCCAGCATGTTACTATAAATGAACTGGAACTTACCAGCCATGTTACGATCATCTGGAGTATCTGGTGTAGCCTTTTGTTCATCTTCCATGTGATAGGGTATGTCCAACCAGATAACAAAGCTTAACAATCCACTATGATTATGCACCGGATTAAACTCACCTGGTCCCTGAAAGTTTACCCAGGCTGTGTCCAGCAATTTAAGTGCTTTAGGAACAGTTACACCATAGCTGGCAAACCAAAGATGTGGATGTGTTCCATTCCAGATTTTTTCAGCATAGGGCATGACCAATTGTTCCAGCTCATTATGGCTGGTGGTCAATTTGTACTGTTTGGCTATGTTGCCGGCCAGGTCATGGTTGAGTCCATGCTGAGTATCAAAATTAGCTTTCATTACATCAACTTCGGCTCGTATCGGAGCCAATTCGTCAGCAGTTAGATCTGCCATGATATAACCAAAGTTATATAGATCCTGATATTTCATTCCCATTATTTAAACTCCACAGCGGCCATGATTTCAGTCAGACAGGCTACCAGGTTAATCTCAGCGTCGGCCACGAATGCCGCCTTGTACTGATAATCTGCTATCAATAATACCAGTTGAGGAACTGTCTTTACCTGCTCAGTTAAACTGTCATAGAGCTTGCGGAATATGACACCTGGATCATTGTCCAGATTGTTCACCACCCATTGACGCATCTTCTTGAAGTCTTTTTCTTTCAGAGCATCTACTAGTTCTTTGGTGTTCACATCAGCCAGATTTACCAGTATGCCTTCGTCAATGACACCAGACGAACTATATCTCTGCAGTTCATTCAAGATGCGACGATAGTCAGGAAAATGCTTTTCTATGATCTTGGCCTGAACCTTGGGGTTGGGGCAGGTAATCTTTTCGGTTTCTAGGATCTCAGTCACCCGATTAAAGAATGCCGCAGCCAAGCGCTGGCGATCTGATTTGGCTAATTTAAATTCCACCACAGTAGTTCGGCTATGCAGAGCTGGTATGATCTTATTCTTATAGTTACAGGTAAAGATGAAACGACAATTCTTACTGAACTCTTCGATGAATCCACGCAATGCGGGCTGAGTACTTTGAGGATTCAGATAGTCGGCCTCGTCTAGTATGACTATTTTGGTCTTACCAGCAAAGCTAACTGTACTGGCAAAACTACGAATCTCATTGCGGAGTATGTCAATGTTGCGATCCAAACTACCATTGATGATGGTATAGTCACAGCCTAGCTCTTCACATAGGGCTCGGGCTACTGTGGTCTTGCCCATGCCGGCTCCACCACAGAGCAGCATGTTGGGAATCTGGCCTTGCGCCACAAATTCCTTGAAGGTTTT